GGTGCGGGTAGGGTTCCAGTCGGTTTTGATGCGGGCAACCCGCTATTTGACACCGCACAAGAAACTGGTGGCTCTGCCGACTCGGTTGTTATAACCCACACGCACACACAGGTCGCCCACAATCACACTGGCACAACCGCTGGTGCGGGTAGCCACACGCACAATTTTGTTAGTGTACAGGCGTGGAATACGGTGGACAATGCAACTTCACCTCCTGATGGTATTAGTGGAACGTCTACGGGCGATGGCGGAAGAAGTCAATTTCCATCGGCAACACTACAAGGTACAGCATACCTTAATACAGTGGGGGATCACGTGCATACGTTTACGACATCTTCTGCCACTCCTGTTATTAACAGCGCGGGCACTTCCGGTACAAATCTTAACTACCAGCCCTACATTACGGTGTATATGTGGAGAAGGACCGCTTAAATGAATCCATTTATTTGGGTTCAAGACGGCGTTCTTTCTGCGGAGTTCTGTAACCAGACGACTCAGAAGTTTGAGGCGGACGCACGTAAAAAACAAGGGCAGACATCTAAAGGATATCAACCTGAGGTAAAGAAAAGCCTTGACCTAAAGATCACAGGCTTGGATGAATGGGCAGAAGAAGATAGCGTTTTCTTTAGTTCTTTAGCTCAGTACATCCCAGAGTACCAAAAGCACATAAACAAGGTTATTCCTGATATTCCAATTTTCAATACTCCTGACATCAAAGATAACGGCTACCAAATACAAAAAACTTCTCCCGGAGAAGAGTATACGTGGCATCAAGATAGCTGTGTAAAGGATGGGTATGCTAGGGCGCTTACATACATCTGGTATTTAAACAATGTACCAGAAGGCGGCGAGACTGAGTTTTATGATGGTACGTTAATCAAGCCTGTACAGGGAAGGATGCTCATATTCCCTGCGATATGGACCTTTATGCACAGGGGCAGGACTCCCGCAAGTGACAAGTACATAGCTACTGGATGGATGGTTTCCAAACAAAGGACTTCTGGTGAATGAACTGCTCAAACTTCTTGGAAACATTGCCCCTGCTCTTGCAACTATTGTTGCTGGTCCCGTGGGGGGTTTGGCTGTATCAGCTATTGCTTCTAAGCTGGGTGTAGCAGATACCGTCGAGGCGGTCACCAAGGCCATTGCTGGCGATCCCGACGCTGCTTTGAAGCTGGCTCAGATTGATCTGGAGAAACTGAAAGCAGAGTACGCTAACACTGCCGACGCTAGAGATATGCAGAAGATTGCTCTTCAGCAGTCTGACATCTTCTCCAAGCGGTTTACGATGTACTTGACCGTGTTCTGGTCTGTTGCCGCAACAGCCTACGTTGGCTTTATTACGTTTGGCGTAATCCCAGAGAATAACGTCAGGTTTGCCGACACGATTCTCGGCTTCATATTGGGCACGGTTGTGTCTACTGTTTTGAATTTTTGGTTTGGCTCCTCTATCGGCTCCAAGGAAAAAGGTGAGGCACTAAGGAAATGAATACCAACTGGGATGCTTGCTTTAGCCACGTCATCAAGCACGAGGGGGGTTACGTAAATCACCCCAGTGATCCGGGAGGGAGGACAAACTTTGGAGTTACTCAAGAAGTCTGGGAAGACTGGATTGACCGCTCCGTGAGCGAAGCAGAAATGAAGGCGCTTACTCCTGAAAAGGTTAAGCCCCTCTACAAGGAGTTGTACTGGAATAGGATTAAGGGCGATAATCTGCCATCCGGGGTTGATTACTGTGTCTTCGACGCCGCAGTAAATAGCGGGGTACGCAGGGCTTCTCTGTGGCTTCAAACCGCACTGGGTGCTACAGCAGACGGCTCCATCGGACCACAAACTCTTGCTATGACGCTAGCTGTATCCCCAGACACCATCATCATCAACTACTGCGCCCAACGTCTGAAGTTCTTGCAAGGGCTGTCTACTTGGCCTACGTTTGGTAAGGGCTGGGACCGTAGAGTTGCAGAAGTAAAAGCCACCGCGCTTTCAATGTGAGGCACTTATGCCACTACAGAAACTTGTATTCAGACCCGGAGTAAACCGAGAAGCTACTTCATACGCCAATGAAGGTGGCTGGTTTGAGTCCAACAAGGTTCGTTTCCGTTCTGGGCAACCCGAGAAGATCGGCGGGTGGGTGATTGATAACGGCCCACTATCTACAATTATTGAAAACGTTACTACGGCAATTGCTTACCCACCCACCGGGACTTTGTGGGGGACCGTCCGTGCAATGTGGAATTGGGTGACGCTGTACGGTTACAACCTTCTGGCCTTGGGGTCGAACCTCAAGTACTACATCCAGAATGGTCCGGGCGGTGCGTTCTTCGACATCACCCCGATTCGTTTGAGGACGGGACCCGGAGCCCCCGTTCCCACCGCATCACCTACGTTCACTCCAGCGTTCTCTACGCTGTCCGCTAACATCACTTCGTTTGCTTCAGTCATTCCAGTAGTTGCCGGGGCTTCGTTTGGCGGAACTTCTGAGATCGGCGGCAAGGTTCTGATCGGCACTGAGGAGATCACCTACGGTTTTATATCGGGCAATGACTTGTCTGGCTGCGTTCGGGGGGTAAACGGTACTACTGCCGCAGCGCACACTAGTGGCGATGCAGTGGGCGGGTATACGGTATTCGTAAACGATGTAGGTAACGGCGTACAAACTAATGACTTTGTCACGTTCAACGCTGCGGCATCTTTGGGCGGCGATATAACGGCTACTGTGCTAAACGCAGAGTTTCAAGTTACAGAAATAGATGCGGATAACTACATAATCACGCTCTCAGAAGCGTGTAACGTGAGTGACGTTGGCGACGGTGGAGCCGCTACGAACGCCGCATACCAGATAACTACCGCTAGTGATATCTTCACTTTTGGTGTTGGTTGGGGTGCTGGCGTGTGGGGCAGCTTTGCGGGCGGTCCCGGTTGGGGCGATCCTGCTCCTGCTGGTCTTGGCGTTGGCCTTCAGTTGCGCTTGTGGAGTCAGTCTAACTTTGGTGAGAACCTTGTGTTCGCCTCTCGTGGTGGCCCTATTTACTACTGGGCGGCTAACGCTAACCCAAATATCTTTGACCGGGGGATAGAGATTTTGGCGGGGTCTGATATGGATGGCTTGTTGCCGTTCCCTACAGTAGTGGATTCCACTTGCCCTGATGCGGTTAACTTCGTTATGGTTTCGGATTCATCTCGTTTTGTGATCGCCTTTGGCGCAAACGATCCTACTGGGTTGTACTCTACGCAAGCCATTGATCCTATGCAAGTCAGGTGGTCGGATCAGGAAAGCTTTATTGTCTGGACGCCCGATACAACTAACCAAGCTGGCGACTATCGCCTAAGTAAAGGGTCTGCAATCATTACTGCCATTCAGACTCGGCAGGAAATTTTGGTTCTGACTGACTCTGCTATCTACTCGATGCAGTACCTTGGCCCACCGTACGTGTGGGGCTTCCAGATTCTTGGCGACAACATTTCTATCGCTGGCCCTAACGCAATCATTACGGCGAACAACATCACGTACTGGATGGGCGTAGACAAGTTCTATGTGTGCTCTGGTCGAGTGCAAACGCTCCCATGTACCCTGCGAGAGTATGTGTTTACCGACATCAATATGTCTCAGTCGTTTCAGTTTTTTGCTGGTACGAACGAGGGGTACAGTGAAGTCTGGTGGTTCTACTGCTCGGCCAACTCGACAGTGATTGATCGCTACGTCATTTACGATTTCCTTGAAGAGACTTGGTGCTACGGAGACTGGGACAACTACCAAGGTCAAAACCAAGGGCGCACCGCTTGGCTGGACAGCCCGCTGCGTAGCACTCCTATGTCGGTTATCTACGGATCGCTGGACGGGACCACTAATGGCTCTTTGCTGTACCAAGAGACAGGTACAGACGACGCTACGGTAAACCCTCCAGTGCCTATCAGTGCCTTCATCCAGTCCTCTGACTTTGACATCGGGGACGGGCACAACTTCGGGTTTGTCTGGCGGCTGATCCCTGACTTGACCTTTGACGGGTCTACGGTCAACAACCCAACGGCTATGTTTACGACAAGGCCACGGGCGTTCCCCGGCTCTGACTACGGGCCATCTGACAACCCGGATGTCATCAGTGCTCAGAACTATCAACAGACAAGGACGTACACCGTCCAGCAGTTTACCGAGCAGGTTTATGTCCGCATCCGAGGACGCCAGATGGCGTTCAAGGTTAGCTCCGAGGCGCTAGGTACACAGTGGCAACTTGGTACTACTCGTATTGATATTAGGCCAGATGGCAGGAGGAAATAATGGCAGTCAAAAACGTAACCGCTCCTAGACTCCCTGCGGCCCCCGTTGTCTACAGCCCTCAGTACATGGACATGCTGCTCAGCGTATTGCGTCAGTACTTTAACGGACTGGATAACCCCGGCCCTGTGGTTGCGGCGACTCAAATCAGAGTGCGAAACGGCATAACTGAGGTCATAAGCGCACTGAGTTGCAGTCAGCAGGACCCCACAAGTTCTGCCGTTTCGATTAGTCTGCCAACAGACGTAGATTTTGCGCTTCTTAGGTCAGGCGACATCTATTACGACACTTCCGGTGGCGTAGCTGCTAGCTATCCATTACGAATCAAGGCGTGATAACATTAACCCCAATAATTCCGTGAGGAAGCTATGAGCCTTCAACTTGCTGCCCAACACCTTGCCCGCCAAGGCCGAGGCCCCGACACTGAACTTGTCCACATGGGTCGGGGGGAAGTTAACGCCCTGCAAGAGATCGCTAGGAAACACGGTGGTTCGCTGACCATCAACCCCGAAACTGGCCTAGCCGAAGCGGGGTTCTTGTCTAGGATTCTTCCTACTATCGCAGGTGTTGGGCTGTCCATGATGGGGGTCCCACCTCATATAGCCGCTATGATGGTTGGTGGCGGCATGGGCCTTGCAAAAGGCAGCATGAAAAAAGGTCTGATGGCTGG